CCGCGCAAGGTCAGGAACCGGAAGCGGTATGACAGGAAGCGTCAGCCCGACACTTCCCCACCAAGCGCCGAGTAACCGGCTTTGTCCTTCCAACTGTCGAGATGGCCCGGTGACTGGATCAGCCGGGCCGTCTTCACCCAATCCATGCACAGAGCGACCTGAACCGGCGTCACGTCGGTCCCGAGGATGACGGACCAGCCGGTGGCGATGCGGTCGAAGTTGACAGCCGCGTCCCCGTAATCGTCGTGCCTGTCTCCCGAAATCAGATCCTTTGCCCCGTCCAGTATCTCATCGCGCTTCATGTGGTCTCCAGCATCAGGGGTGTTATCCGGTGGCGCTCGATCTCGCCGTGTTCGTCGTGGTAGATGATCGCCTGCATTTCCCGTTGGGATCGATAGCCGTTGTTCGCGGCGTAGGCATCGGCGGGGGGAAGAATGCGGAAGGATTCGACCGAACAGCCTGGAGCCTCGAAGAACTGGCGATTGTGAATGTGGCCAGTGTACCATGTCCGGTGCAGGGTCTCACCCCAATCAGTCGCGCGGTCATGGGCCATGATGCCGGGCAGATCGCCGGGCTTTGCAGCCTTCCCATGACCGTGGTGCATCCCGATGAGGTTGCGCCCGAAGCGGTGGTATTTGAAATGACTGGGGCTGGTGTCCACCGTGACGCGCGGCTCGGTCTCATAGAACATCGCCAGCGCCTCCATCAGCCAGACAGCCGACGACAGGTCGTGATTGCCGATGGTGATCGAGAGGGACACATTCTGATGGCGCTGCAAGGCGCAGGCGACGGCGTGACGTATCGAACGCAGCGCTGCACGGACCAGCTTGTAGAACCGCCCGTCAGCGTCCACCAGATGCCCGCTGGTGGGCGTTACGGCAGACCAGCCATCGAAGTGCAGGAAATCTCCGAGGACCGCCACAAGGGCCGTCTCTGCGGGTGGCGAGGAACTGGTCAGCCGTTCCATGGCTCCGCGCAGCAGGTCTTCCCCTATGGATATGTCGAAGTTCTCGCCCGTTTCCGACTTGTGCGCCAGCATCCCGATGTGATGGTCTCCTATCGGATACGCGGCCATGAGGGACGCTGTGACGCGCTCTGGCGGGGGAACAGGTGCCACGCTAGGCACTTCGTCCTTGAGGCCGTCCACGATGGCTTGCAGGGCGTCTTCGGACCCGTCCGTTGCCGTCTTGACCCACTGCATCACCGCTTCACCGGATCGCTTGTCGTAAAGGGTGCTGGTCCCCTTGACCCGGAAGCCTTCAGGGGCGGGGTGGGTCATGTCGTGATCGGGGGAATAGCCGCGCTGTACTGCACGGGCGTGCATGGCGGTCAGGGCGGTGCTGATGTTCGATTGGACGCAGCCGAGGGCACGTGCAGCGGCGCGCTGCGAACCATGCTCCTGCACGGCGCAATACACCTCCCATTGCCTGACAGTGGCGTAGGGGCGGAGACCTTCGTCAATCACTTCGCCCGCCCGTTCATCTTCTCCAGCGTTCGCATACCGCCGAGGCCGAGCATTCCCAGCAGGATGGTCAGCAGATGTTCCATGGCCAGTTCCGGCGGTGGGGATGCCGTTGATCCGGTGTTCAGGATGACCCACGACAGCAGGTCGCGGAGAATGAAACTGTAGGCTAGCGCCACGCCGCAGACCCAGCCGATGAACGGACGCCAACCCGCAACGAAGACGGAACGGTGACCGGCCTCGATCTTGTTCAGTTCGGCCTGGACCTCGCCCGGTCGCATGAGCAGCTTGGCCTTGACGACCTCCGCCGCGGCCTTTTCGTCCGGAGTTTCGACAAAGCGGTCAACGATGCCCGCGACACCTTCTGCCGCCGAGACGACGCCGCCGCCGATGATGCTTGACAGCCATGACATGCGTTTTCTCCATTTTATCGTGATTTAACGCTTGCAACGTCGGAAATATCTATTATATTTAACTCATCAACAAGGGAGACAGACAAATGACCAGCATTTATATCCGCACCGGCCTCGCCACCGCCCACTGCGCAATCGGCACCACCGGAATAGTTGGCCGGGTTGACCGGGAAACTGCCAAGGCAATCTGCATCGAATCTCACACCCGCAACGGCAAGGCGGTTACGGCTTGGTTCCCGAAAAAGGCTCTGAAGCACGAACACGCCACCGGCGGAACCGACTTTTACAGCTTGGCGAAATGGTTCACTGCGACGGGCTGGACCCGCACATTCATCGAATTGACAGCCGATAGCAGCAGCATCGCTGCGTGACCGCATAGCGCCAGCCCTTCGGGGCTGGTCTGCCGCCCCACCGAACACAAGGGAGATAGACAGATGACAAAAGAACAACTGATTGCAGAGATTGAGGCAGGCAAGCGCGCCGCTGCCGCGCGAATTGACCGTGACATGGGGCCGGGCGCATGGGATCGGCTTGTCGCGTACAGCAAGAGCGATGCAAACCGCCGTGCGCTGGATGGCATTTGTCGCACGCTGAAATCGACCGAAGCATGACCCCCACAGAACGCATCAGGAAGATCTACGGCCATGGCGCGGTGCAGCGATTTGCCCGCGCCATGGGCGTTCGTCCCGGCACCATATCGGGCTGGCAGGATGAATGGCCGCAATACGCCCTGACGGTGCTTGAATGGCTTGAAGAGACGCCGGAGAAGTACTGGCCGGATCGGTGGCAGCGTCAGTAGGACCAGACCCAAGGGCGGGGTGCGTCGGTCATGAATGGTTCCAGCGTGTCCAGATGAATGAACCGCCCTGATCCGGTCTGCTTGATGCCGACGCCGTTGAACTTGCCATCCAGCGCGTTGAGCAGTTCCCATGCCCGGTGTCCCTGAATGGCGATGTCAGCCGCCATGCCGGTCGGGTGGGCCGGGCCGTAGCCCTTGGAGTCGTTGTAGGTCTTGCATCGGTATCCGCTGGTGATGGCGAAGGGGAAGCCCAGCTTCGTCCGCAGGTTCTGAAGCTTGAACATGAAATGATCGTCCATCTTCGCCACCCCGCAATGGGGGCAGGCGAACTCATGGGCGGAAAAGTTGGGATAGGCGTTCCAGTCGGTCACGACAGTTTCCCCACGGCCCATTCTGCCGCCTTGACCAGCCCGCCGCCGATGGCCCCGGTTGTCAGCAGGACGCCCGCCTTCATGCCAAGTCCCATGCCCCGGACTTCGGCCTTCCACAGTTCCACCTTGCCAACGCGGCTGTGCAGTTCCGTGACCTTCTCGGCGTTGTCGGTGATGCCCTTCTGGATGCCCTCAAGACGCCCTTCGAGATTGCCGATAGCCCTGTGAATATCTGCATGTGACGGCTCAGTCATTGGGCCAGCCCTCCGGGCACTTGCGCCAGACGCCCGGTTGGTTCAAGCGCATGAAGCTGTGAAACGAATATCGGGTGTTCCTGATGGGTCGCGGCCCGCCCTCGTCGGCGGAGTCACCGCATGTCATCAGGCCCAACTCCGGGACCATGACGAGGCACACGGCATGGTCATAGCGGCCCTCGCGGCCCTGGGTGTCCACCAGTGCCACGCCGATGTCTGAGCGCGGCACACCGGCGTCCTGCAGCGCCTTGATCGCCCTGTCCGCCCAGTCCTCGCAGTCAGCCCTCGCCTTGCCGTCTTTCCACGTGATATTGCCCCACACGTCGCCGTTGTCCGGGGCGTAGTCGGTGGTGTCCCATACGTGACGGTGGACCCGCTGGACGATGGCAACATCAGTCATTCCAGCCTCCGGTTGTTGCACCAGTCGAAGTCCCAGCGGTCAGGATCGGCACAGCGCAGGATCGCGGCGGGCGGCGGTATGGTGGCCGGGCCTTCAGGCCATTCCGTCACGGGGGCGGAACATGCCGTCAGGACCAGCAGGGCGAGCAAGGACCTCATGGCAACGGCTCCAGCGGTGCCGGGTAGTCAGAGTGAGTGATATCGAGTTTCACGTATCGAAATGTCATGCCCCCGGCCCCGCGATTTCTTCCGGCTCGCCGGTCATGGTGCCGTTGCCACCAGAACCGTTGTTGACCCGTGTGTCACCGGTTGGCAGGTAGATCTCCGGGCTGACGCCGGTCGGCGTGCTGCCATCAGTGCCAAGGTCAACCGGAAGACCGCCCGAGATGAACTTGGCGAGGTTGGCCCCTACGCTCAGGTCAACGAACTGAGTTCCCATCCAGATCGCCGAAAAGTCCACATCGACGGTTGTCGCCCCCGGAAAGTTGTATGTCGATGAAGCAAGGTCCAGATTGACACCGGTCGGCCCCGCCGCGTTATTAATGACCATTGCGCCATCGAAATACACCCGGCGTTGACCGTCCGAGGTTCGCGCCGCCCATGCGATATGATGCCAGTTTCCATCGTCAATCGTCGTGCCGAAGAAGGTCTGGAAAAATGTCGTCGGGGTGGTGGTGTTCATGCGGAGCAAGCCAGTGCGGCCCGCCTGAAACGACAGGTCGAAGGTGCCGATATTGGCCTGAAAGAAGAACCGGAATGAACTTGCCGTCAACGTGCGAAACCACATTGACCCGGTGAACGCGCCAGCATCGGCAATGCCGCTGGTGGCTGTCGGCAACAAGCCCTCGTCGTTAACCCCGTCGAAACGGCTGGCAAGTTGGCCCGCGTCGATGCCCGCGCCACCACCGCCTACCGGCCCCATCAGCCTGCCAGGACGGACAAGCATCAGAGCACCGTGGCGGCAGGGGTGATGTGGACGTTGGCCGAGGCCGATACGCCGCGAACCGAAATCTTGTGATCCGGGTTCACCACGAAGTATTCCGCCTGACCGGATGAAATCGGCATCGAGGCAGCGGAGGTCACGGTCGGGCTGGTCGCGATTTCAACGTAGGCATCTGCGGTTGCCCACAGGCGGACAAGGGTTGTCCCGACCGTTGCCGACATGGTTGCCGCCGTTGTCGCTGAGGACGCAAGAACCTGCGTGGTGCCGGGCTTGAACGCCTGATAGATGCCCGCATCCGGGCCTGCATCCGACGCGACCGCGACGGGCGTGTTGGGTGTTGCGAGAGGCATTGGTCAATCTCCTTGTGATGACCGTGGTTTCCCTGGTGTCGGGAACTGGGTATGATTGGCAATCATCTGTCAGCGGGGCTTACGACATGACGACCGCCATTGTGTGTGGCCTTATCGTCGGGGTGTATTACGGCGTAGCAGAGCGGTCCTTGTATCTCGCTCTATCGTCGGGGCTGCTGACGGGGATCGTTTCGCTGTTCTGCCTGTGACGCAGCCACTGGACCAGCGGCCCGAATCAGAGCTTCCACCAACGCCGATTTCATTGCGGGCTGTGTCTTGGGCATGTAACCACCACTCGCAGCCAATGCCCTAGCCAGTTCCGCAGAGCGGGCTGTGCGCCCCTGAGCGGCCCGCTGGGCCACCCCGCCAACAAACGGCGCGGCAACCGCACCAACGGGTCCGAACAGGGTAGATCCACCCGCAACGCCAATACTGCCGCCAACGAAGTTGCTGCCGCTGTTGGTCCCGAATGACATCTTGCCGAGGAGACGAAGCGCCTTCGTCACGTTGTCGCCATTGACGATCTGCTTCATCAATGCCCGTTCCTGGTCGGTGAAGCCGCGCATGCCCTTCTTGCTGTTCAGCAGGTTTCGGAATCCGATACGAACGCCGTTTTCAAATCCGCTGGCCTGTATCTTTGCCTTTTCTATAATGCCCTCAATGGTCTGAGACTTGATTGCGGACTGCCACATCTTGCGCCCGTCACCGGAAAGTTGACTGTCAACCATGTCGTCAAGACGCTCTATCATCTTGGACGCTATGCGCCGGTCGTCCTTCAGCTTGCTTTCCACCGAATCGGCTGCCTGCT